TCATTTGGAGCACCATGGGACGAAGGCACGACTTCCGCCCGATCCTGTGGACCGGGTTGGGCGTTGTTTGCAGTTCAGCGCGCGATCGTTTTTTGTTTGTGTTGGGGGTGGGTTGTTTGTTTGTGATCGAAGGCGCGAGCGCCTGCTGACTGATCTGCTCGCCCTTTTTGGACGGAGTTCGTGGCGGGTTTCGGGCCGATCTGTTGATCGGGATTTATTGGGCGCAGACGCGCCCGTGCGCGGGCCTTTGCCCGCTGGTACTGCCCGATAGGAATTCTTCCTATTTGAAACACTAGAAGTGGTCGGGGCAGACGTGGTTTTGGTAACAGGTGAGGACGGGGATCGTGGCGATCCGCGAGTTAATCGAGTACTACGGGTGTTCGGGCGTGTACCGCGGACCTGTCGGTTTGAGCGCGTGGAGCCGCCGCTGCGTCTGGCCATCGAGATTCTTAATCTCCTTCGTTGAAGCTTTGTTCCACGCCCGCGCGAATTCGCGAGCGCGTTGCGCGCCAGCAGAGTCTTTATGCTGGCGAAATTCAAGAACGTTTTGAAACAGCTGGTCGGGTGTTTGCTTGGGTATATCGATGCAACCAAGTTCGACCAGGCGATCTTCGATCTTCTGTTTCATGTAGTAGGAAATCGGATATTTGACGCCCCCGACCTTGAAAAAGCCGGGGCAAACGTTGTGGTTTTGGACACGCGCGAGAGCATTCGCCAGACGCATAATACCGGCCATACCGATAGCGGGACGGGACGAATATTTGGTATCGCCCCAATTGTTGTCAGACATCGTGTATTTATAGACATAGGCAGCGGAGCGAGCGTTCAGATCGCCCGCGAAGACGTGACCGTGTTCCCATTCAGGCATGTGAAACAGGTCAACGCAGTAAGTTTCGTTCCAGCCAAAAGCTAAAACGTGCCAGTGAAACCGGCCGTATTTCTCGCCGCATTCGCCACGCGCGATATAGGACAGAGGCCAGTCAGGATTGTTGCGCCTGACCCGCTTGGCCCAGAGCTGAACATCGCGATAAGAGCATTCATCGGCATCAGTGTCATAGGTGAGGGTGAGGAATTGACCGACCTGTTTCTGTTGAAGTTCCAGACAGCATCGGCCCACCCAGTGTTGCCGACGCTTCCGACGGCAAACCATGCATTGACCGCATCCGATTAGGATCGTGACGCCGTGGGCGTTCACGATCTCACGAGGATCACGGCAGCCTTGCGGCAGCTCGTAATCTTCGTGTGGTGTCACCTGTGCAGTATTAATCAAGGGATATACTGCTAGGCGTCGTCAGACGCCGGTTCCGGATCGGGTTCGGGATCGGGTTCCGATCCAATATTTGGGTCAGGTATGTTGACCGTTTCGTTCCTTTGTTCGTCCTCGAAAAAGTCGCCGAATTCATCGGCTTCAAAATCAAAACCGAGATCCGCTTCAAGCGCGGACATTTGTTGATCGTCAGGCATGACGTTGAGAGACATGAGAGTTTGCAAGACGGTGCGGCGGGTGCGTTCCCGCACGGAGATTTCCCTTGGAGAGTCAACGGGGACTTCCACGGGGGTAGGATCGATGTACTCGCCGGTTTTGTGTCGCACGTCGAGCTGGACCCAGAGTCCGACGGGATCGGCCTGTTCATCGTCCTGGATAACTTCCAGACGCAAGCCGGTGTAATTGCGGAGCTCGAGCTTGTGCCAGTCTAGCGGCGTGGTCGGGAAAGAGCCGCACGGGATGATTTCGCCTTGGCCATCCACCAGCGAGAGGCAGACCGGCCTTTCCGACGAATAGAGGAACGCAACCGTTGACACTTGCGACAGGGGGACCGTGCAGACCCCGGACGGGTAAAATTCTGTTTTTTTGGCATCTAAAGACAACATTTTGTTACACCATTGGTTGTTGAGAGACGAGGCGGTTCGCTGTGATCTTGTGAGAGATGAAACAGCGGAGTTGATCGACGGTGTCGTCAGAATAAACGCGGTCCGTCGGGTTTGCAGAGATGAAAGAAGCGTTAAGAACAGGTGTTGAGGAGAAGTTCCGAGCATAGGTGTAGCTGTCCAAAGCGTTGCGGATTTCACCGGAGATGTAGGAAATTTTCGAGCGATACTCATCGTGCCGACCAGTGTAGCCGAAGACGGCATCGGGCGAGCCGCCCTCAGAGAAAATCTCTTTATTCAAAATTTCCTGTGGCCCCTCAATTTCGCCTTCTGGAAACCAGTAATCCGTCGGATTAAGGCGCGAAAATTGTTTGGGGCGGGCGTTCATATATTGGGTGCGAGGAACCACGCTCATAAGGGTGTAGTACCACCCGTGTTCAGGAAACATTCGACGGAGTGGACGATGCGAAATCATACCGAGACCGTGGCCGTAAAGATCACCAACCTCAACGTTGGTGCCTTCAGCGGTGGCAACTACTTCAGAAAAAGAGATAGGCCGTTGAGCACCTCCCAGAAGCTCAGGACGCTGAAGGCGGTTATCCTGTGGGCGCTGGCCGAGCTGACGAAGGAGGTCAACGTAACGCGAGCCGTAGCGTGCGCGATCTTCTGCCTGTTCTTGCAAGAACAAAGCGCGGCGCATTGTGTTGATGTCGATGGAGCCGGAGCCATCGATGGCGACGGACGGCATTGGGTCGACGTTGTCGCCGGAGCTGCCGCCAGCCCTACCCACACGCAAAGCAGAAGTATCAGTGGTGGAAGCTGAGTCGACGGTACCGTCTGGATTGACTGCGCGAACGTTCGCGCCAGACGGTGCGTTGTTGTCGACGTAGAGGTTGGACAGATTGACCGTGCCCTCGCCAGAAATCGGGATGGTGACAGCGTCCCCTTGTTGAGGGCTAGGCCGAGCGTTGGTGAAATAGTCCCGGCCCCACGCCACGCGTTGGATGGCCTTGCTGTCTTCGTTCACAGCGTCCTGCAGGTCCTGATCCCGGAACCATTCGTTCCAGATCAGATTGTAACCACGGATAGCGTGCGCCATCACGGTGTCGTTCGTATTTTGCCGGATGCCCATATAATCGAGAAGCGGCGACGAGCCGCTCATGGCGATGGTTGGACCAGTGGCGTCACGACCGTCTTTAGTCGTGATGAAATCTTCCCAACCTTCGTCGACAAGACGGTTGGGAACGAAGAAGTGATGCAACCGCATGATGACCGGGTGCATGACCGGCGACAAAAGCGGTGTCGTGCGCATGAGGGCACTTGATTGAACACGGAACGTGTCGCCGGGCAGCACTTCCATAGTGCTGACCGGGACGAGTTCACCCATGTTGAAGGTGGTCGTGTGATCGTGTGACAGATTAAAGCGTCCCATTATAGGCGATCTCCTGCGATGCGTTGACGGCGAAGCCGACGGGGTTGAACCAGTGATTTAACCGTCGTCCGGCGGCGAGACCGCATTGAACGACGACGGGGAGCTGACCGACCTTTGCGACGGTTCGAGCGAGAGCGACGTGCCATGATTTACCTCATAAATTCGAAGGGTGACGATGGAAGGGCGGAGAAGCGTGTACCAGCTCCGCCGCGTGGTCGGGTGTTAAAGCCGACGGGTGGGCTACGCCTAAGCGCCTGACGCACTGCGCCAGCTGCCTGTGCATAGCGGGATGCGACGCCTATGGCGCCAGCACCAGCTACGACCCCTGCGACGCCAGTCACGCCGGGGTTGTTGCGTGCGAAGGTAGTAAACTGGTCGTTCCAGTAGCCGGGGTTTAAATTGGCGTGTTCGAGAGCGCCAAAGATTTCCGGGAGTTCCCGGGACATTTGCGACGGTTCGCGAAGCACGCGACCGTCAGGGGCCAAGAAGTCTTCTGTGAAGAAATTGGGTTCCCCCGTTACCGGGTCGAAAACCGGATGCGAGTATCCGGGGTTGTGGGCGGGAAAGCCGCCAAGAGAAGGCACGCCCGAGGTGACGGGCGGTGCGTAGGTTTGTGTGAAGCCGCCGGGTCCGGCGGTATAGGTGACCACAGGAGCGCCCGAGGAGCGCATCTGAGTGGGTGAGGCGTTACCGGGGCTACCACGCCCCGGGTTGAGATTACGGCCCTGTGAGGGTGGGTTCCAGCCGTACGGAGAGCCGTTGCGTGGAACCACCTTGTAGGCTTGTCCAGCAGCACGGAGGCCGGCTGTTATTGAGGAGGTTTGCCGAGGGCCGCTTGAGCGTATGGTTTTCATTTGGAGCACCATGGGACGAAGGCACGACTTCCGCCCGATCCTGTGGACCGGGTTGGGCGTTGTTTGCAGTTCAGCGCGCGATCGTTTTTTGTTTG